ACTCACAGAACCCAATCGCTGTTGAGCGGTTAGAGTGTTTTCTGTCTTTGGTACATAGCCACCTTTAATGTCAATAATAGCCAAGGCGTCTCCGCGAGCCTCACACATGTCAATAAGATTTCTATTGAGTGTGTTGTTTGTAACACCCGGCATTGCTGCAAGATCAAATTCTACACTCTCTGGATCTTTTAAACTATCTATAGCAACTTTTAGAGAGTTAAATGCATAGTTATTAAGCTCTGTTTGTGTAGTGGCTTGCTCAAGGAAAGTATTTCTGAACGGTTCAGCCTCAGTAATATCTAAACCGTCAAACCCGCCGTGAAGCACAGTCGTAAACTTATCACATCCAGCATCTAAAACTTTTTGATAAGATCCTGTGCCACGAAGATAAGCCAAGTTACCTCTAGTACTACCAGCCACGCTACGAGGCGGTGCCTGTCTACTTCCACTAACATAAACATTAGTTCCGGTTAGTGCAGTTGTGCTGGTTATATCTGTGTTGCACATATCATCTAAAGTAAACACGAAAGAGTTCTCAGTCTTTGCAGTCGTAGCTGTTGGCTGCGCAGTAAAGCTGTCAATTTCTCCCGGCTTTGGACCGGTGTATCCACCAATTGTTTTAGACGGAATGCCACCGCGATTAAAAGTAGTATCGACACCGAAGAAAACATCTCTTGGATCAGTTGGGTTACCCTCAGAGGCAGAAGCACGTAAGCGCAGCCTTGGGAATTCAAAGCGGACATCCAAAGCTCCAGTAACTAACCTCGTCTCTGATGTGGAAAAGCCCTGGTCCGCACCAGACTTCGACCCGATGCCTTTATTGCCAGCGAAGAAGTTTTCTGAGCCAGTCAACAGTGTTAGAGGACCTGATGATACAACAGATGTAGCGGTGCTAGCAATGAATCTTGGGGGTCCAATGACACCAAATGGTAGCATCGCTGGATTTCCTTTGCCCTCGGCTACTATGTCTTCCATCTCTACATAAACATATTTTGATAGATTTACAAAGTCTCCGTATTCTCTGTACCTTCTTATCTCATCATCCCACTCAATAAATTTATCACCAATTTTTCTAGATAGATAATTTGGAGAAGCAGGGTTTAGGTTACAATTGTTAAATTGCTCTAAAATCTTAGGACGAGAATCCGTATCATCCATCGATCTAATCAAAACAGAGAATGATCCATAATCATTAAATGCGTCTGAAGGTGCTCTAATGTCTGAAATAGAAACCTTAAGATTTCTAGAAGCCCATCTACCAGTGTTTCTAGCTCTTAATCTGAACAATTTTATTTGATCTGCCGCGTCAAATGAACCAGTTGACAAGCCCTCTGTAAGATCTTGAGAAACAAAAAATCCAGTTCTGGCGTCATCAAAATCTTGTTTAAAATCTCCACCATAGATGCTTGTTCTGCTTGTAAGAGGCATTATAACGCCATATTGATCTGCGGCTGCTCCATTTAGCGTTAAAAGCACTTGATCTTCAAAAGTATCACCAAGCCAATATTTTTCTCCAACGCTAGAATCAGTAATGTCAGTGTTTGTTAATGTTGGATTTGTATTAAAAACCTTTCTAACGAATTTTTCTGATGAGTTTGTAAAGTTAAAACTGGTTTCAATTTCCGTAGAGAGGTTCGCTGGACCAGTTCCAGTCGAAATAATAACTTTAAACTCTTTGTCACCTGTAGCTCTAAAAAATCTGTTTGTACCAGCCTGACCAGTTTCTTCATTTGTGGCAGCACTTAAATTATTACCACTAACCCCAGAGCTTGAGCAAGCAGTTCCAGAAAGCGCTACAGATCCTGTATTTAAGTACCAGACCGCTGCAAGCGTGCCAGTGGGTATTGCTGCGGAACTTGATTGGAATACAAATAAGCCGTAGGCGCCACCTTGATTGCCGCCAGCAGTCTCAAAATCTGGCTCAACTTGTGTTGTTTTCCAACCTGCTTCGCCGCCAGGATCTTCTGCATCTTTGTGCGCTCTACCTATCAACCTGACAAAAGTTATTGGACTATTGTTTCTTAACCAAGCTTGGGCTGCATATGGTGCATATGTTGGACCGACAGAATTACCATTTCTAGAAACGTCGGCGCCTAAACCACCCGGGGTCGGTGCGCCGAATATTTCAACGAATTCTTGAAATGAGTTTACGGTTGTTGGGACTAATCCTGGTCCTTTTTCTGAGCGTCCAATGACTACTGGACCTATATCTCCTGGTGTTTTTGTTGATTGGGAGTTGTCAATCTCGTTAACAAACACTCCTGGTGAGATAAATTTGAAATCTGATACTGGCATTCTGTTGTCTCCTTTGTGAACAAATGGAATTGTTTCTTTATTAATTAGTTAGTTAGTGAGGCAAAAACCATTTTGTTTACTCTATGTACTTTGATTTTCCGTCACCATAATCTGCAATATCTCCAAAAACTACCCTCTCTCTTGGTATTTTAACTTCTACAGCGTTTTCTCTTCGTATAACTTTTGGTCGCTCTCCATTTGGATCTTCCCCGATTATGTAACCTAGCACCTCAAAAGACACTTTTGTTGTATAGCTTCTTTCGTCAGTACCTAAAGATGATATGTTGTTGCTTAAATTCAAACCCTCTTGCAGAAAGGTTTCATATCTGTGTCCATTTTTTTCTATTATAAAATAGCTAATAGAGGATCCTAAAGTTATAAACGGCGACATGAGATCATTCATTTGCTGGATATATTCTGTTCTCAGCGTTAACTCATAGTTGATCGATACATATACTGGCATTGGAATACTCAAAGTTTCATATACAACTTTATCATTTTTTTTCTTTGGGTAATATGCTTGCCTGTTGGGTGTTCTTTCTACCGTATTGAATTTTTTAATATTATCCGCCACACTAAAATTATTTGTCTTGTCTTTTACTATTTTTCTTGAAATATTAATTCGCCCAAAACGATTTTTATCCGGCAGTAAGCCGCTTAGACCGTAATATTTACCTTTTCTTGTTTTGCTTTTGTTAATTGATGTTCTTTCAATTGTTATTAAAGGTAAGATAAGACTGCCATCATCATCTCTTAAGTCTTTATTATTTTTTGACAAAAACGATCTTTCAGCGGAAACCCAAATAACCGGTGTTTCTTTCCATCCTTCATTTGTTATGGCTCGACTGTTCATATTATCATTAACAAAATCAAAAAATGCAAAATCAATATTCTCTAAAGTTGAAGGTTGTATTTCTTCAATACTTATATTTTTATCCGCGTTATCCACGCCTTTATATTGATCGCTAGTTGCCATCGAATAATCCCTTACGTGCTTTAATACACTTTGCTTCTATAGCCATTCTGTGTTCTATTTGTCCGAACATCTGTTTTGGCTCGTTTAATTGTACTATTTCATAAAACGTCTCGCCATATCGTACAAAATCACCTTCCCTTACAAAAAGATTTTGATCTTCAATTAATCTTCTTCTATGAAATTGTATAACAATAGATGGTCTGCGGTCTATTCCTAAATTAGTTGTCTCGGTGACATAACCCTCCCACATAACAAGAGCATGCACTCTAACTGGTGGTAAATAAGTTTTTTCGATTGCTTCACCATATAAGGGGTGAAAATTTGTATACTCCATACTAACAGGATAATAAAATATGCCTTGACCAATAACGCGCTCGATAACTTCATCATTAACTTGTTTTACAAAGTCCCGCTCTTTTTCCCCCAAAAACAAAGGAGGCGGTGGAGTTGCTGGCTGTGTCCATTTGTTCTCTTCGTCAGACATTCATTTACCCCACAAAAATCCGCATTGGGATTCTCTCTTGAACTTTATTTACTGCATCACCCAACTCAGCGTCACCCTGGGCAATTTTTGAATATGTAAGTTCATCAAGTATTGTTTTTAGCTCTTCTCTTAGTTTTTCCTGTTCTGTTTGTCCTTGACTTATTAAAGCTGGTCCGTCAAGAGTTATACTATCTCCTGGAATAGGTATAGAACTTATCTTGGATCGAATATTTCCTAAAGTTTCTTTTGCAAGAGCCAACGCAAATCGTCTTATCCATTGTTTACCGATAGAGTTAATCTTTTGATAAGGTGTATTTTCAAATGGTAAAGCATTCATATTGTTTATGCCATCTATAC